ACTCGTGTCGATGGTTTTCCTTGAACACAACAACCGAGAAATAGATAACGAGAAGGTGTTGCCCGGTGATAAAAAAGCGTTGGCGGTATACGCATCGTTCGGTGGTATTGCGTTAGATATGCGCGACCACATTAAACGGGTTGAGGCTGGAGCAAGCGTGAGGTATAACGTCGCGGACTACTCGGTCGATCCTGTTGAGGCGGTTGTAGAGTTCAACCTGCGCAGACCATGATTAAAGTTACCGGCGGCAATAATTTCAATACCGTCATCGAACGTGTGGCAAAGAAACTTAATGTCGCGCCAGAGACTGTTGCTAAGTTAGCCGCGTTTAAATTATACAAAGGCATTACTAAACGAACACCGGTCGATACTGGTCGAGCGAGGGGCGGATGGTTAATAAACCCCGATGTTGTAGATCCCTCTGCACCAGAGAAGGGTGAAATTTGGCCTGTTAAAAGAAGCCCACCGGGCGGCAGTGACCCGGTATGGTTTGTGACGAACGCCGTGCCGTACATACCAATCTTGGAACTCGGTCGATCAAATCAGTCAGGGAAAGGTTATATGATTCAGCGCACGTTAACAGAAGTTAAACGCGAACTTGCAAAAGAACTAGAGGAAGCCTTCAAATGAGTTTTGCCACAGCACGCAGAGACATTGAAAAACGGTTAGCCGATAATTGGGCAACCACACCCATCGCATACGACAACGTAGCCTTCGATCCGCCCAAGGACCTACCGTGGGTCGCTATTCGCATATTCGAGGAGCCCACAGAACGCATAACCATCGGGTCTCGCGGTGTGCATAGAGTTCGGGGTCTCGTTGTCGTTTACATGTACACACCAAAAGAAACCGGTACTGCTACCATACGAGGGTATGGTGACGATATAGCTGCCATATACCGAGACCAACAGTTCAGTGGTATCACATTCGAATCCGCATCCATCGCAAACGTGGGCGACTTCGAGCAGTGGTATCAGGTCAACGTGGCAATACCGTTCTACTGGGATGGCGTTCATACAGTCTGATGAGTCGGTCTTCGATAATACTCCACGAGACGTTATTGCGCCTTGCTAAAGGCATGATCAAGGCGTGGGAAGAATGGTTGAAACGAGAGATAAAAAAAGCCGCCCCGAAGGACGGCGAATAGTTTACACAACAGAAAGCGGTTTTCGTTGCAACAACATGATCTGAGTTACCGCGGTAAGTCTAGTTTCATAAGGTTTTGCTTCGCCAAGACCTTCGAACATCGGTAACTTGTTCGAGAAACCTGCGAAGTAACCTGTTCCTAATTTGTTAATGTAATAATTCTTTGTGGTGCGACTATACACAACAACTAGATCGTCCACGTTACTCTGCGTCATTGAAATCTAACGACTCGTCTTCGTCATCCTCCGTCCAACACTCGGCACAGATGCCAGTCTGCAATGCGATCTCACTTTGTAACTCTGCACTACACCGAATACATTTTTCTACTTCTTCGTTCATGATAAGTCCTCCAATATTATTTTAGTTAACCCTGCGCGTTGTGCTTGTCGAAGTCCAGTGGCAGGAAAGAAGTTTTCGCTGACCTCGCCGTAATAATGAACGCCGTTGTCTTTGCACCATTGCACGAAGATCGGAAAACCTTCTTTGGTGAACGGCTGCACATCGCCGTAAATTTCAAAGTCACTTACTTCGCGATCAAACATGAGTTCGTCATGTACTATATTAAAAATCCTGTTCATTTTATTCACCGCCTTCTATTGTTATCACACAATCTTGGTACAGGTCGTTCGCCCTGTTGAGAAGATCGGCACAAACGTCCTCAACATCGTTATACCGTATTAGTGCAAGGCGTAGTGACTCTGATCTAAAACGTAACGGTCTAAGCGTGTCCACGTCCTCCTGTGAACGAAAATTGCTGAGAGCGATATTGGCCTCGTTCATTATTCTTTTTAGTTTTGCGTTCATGTTATTCTCCTTTATTTTTAATACACTGTTCTAAACGTTTGTACGTTGCGATCTCGCGGCACTCACTGATGACTGCCGCCGCACCGTCGAATTGTTTGCACGAATGAAAGGCATCGACTTGTTCGATAACACCATCTGAGAAACAGACTTCGTAGGAATCAGTGTAACCGTACTGTTCGGTTATTGAATCAATACGAATATCAAACTTCTTTAAGGCGTAAGTTCTTTGGCGTGGTGTCATGTCGTCTATTGTGTTCATATCAAAATCCTTTGCCCCCTTTTCGGGGGCTGTTGTTGTTTTATTTGTTAACCAACCCAAACGCAGCACTTGTTTTCAATGAAGTAATGAAAATTTGCTTCACCACCATTATGTAAACGAACTGTTGGTTCACGCATTGAGATAACAGGATAGAAACGACCATTACGAGTGACCGCAACATGCCAAGAATAATCTCCATCTTCAAGTGCGTCGATAATCTTCGTGGCATTGACGTAAGTTTTGTATGTGTGACTTGGTGTACTAAATTGTTCGCGCATGATAAAATCCTTTGCCCCCTTTTCGGGGGCTGTCATTAAAATTCTGTGTAGTAATCTACTTGGCGTGTTACATAAATCAAATGGTAACCTTCAACGCTATCATCAGTCTTTACCGTTTTCTTTATTGTTCCTCGTGAACCGTAACGGATAACATATAGGCCATCTTTGTCGCGGCGAACCTTGCGGTTAAGTTTGTTGCCGTTACCGTCTAATAAGTAAGTTGTTTTGCGTGTCTTCATTTTATTATCCTTTCTGTTGTTTGATGCGTTATTGGGATTAAATATACGTGTTTACACGATGATGTACACATTTATTTTTCCCTAATTAAATCAACCACCTACGACCACCTATATAAGAACCTACTAATGAAGAATGTCGTTTTTTGCGTGTTTTTACGATAAACCGTATAATAGGAAACACCAAACGCGCAGCATGTACACGTTCAAAAGCCACTACATGCGACAGCCCCTTTGATATTGCTAACTAAACTTTATTATTGGGGACAACATCATGCCAAGTTTTTCAGACAGTAATCGGGTCGGCGTTCGTTACATCAAGGAAACTACTTGGGGTGTGACGCCAACCGGACCAAACATGACGAACCTTCCGATCACCTCGGAAAGTTTCAAATCAGACATCACAACAGTAACATCAGAAACCATTCGTGCTGATCGTAACGTTGCAGACATTGTTAAAGTCGGCGGCGGCGCATCAGGGGACATTGGTTTTGAATTTAAAGCGGGCGATTGGGACGCGTTCATGGAAGGCGCGCTACAAAGCACCTTCACAGATACGCGCGTTTCTGTTGGCGTGGCTTCGGCGCATTTTTCTGGTGCCCATATCCACGCGGATGCAAGTGCGCTTAACGCAGTTGTCTCAGGTCAGTTCTTACGAGTGAGTGGCGCATCGGCAGTTGCCAATGACGGCGACTACCGTGTAACTGGCGTAAGCACAATCAATGCCAGTACGCGCCTCGTATTCCTTGCTGACGCTTCAACGGGCAGCGCCGCATCATTTACCAGTGACGTCTTCGCAGCGGGTACACTCGCGCAAGGTAATCACATGCGAAACGGCGTAACACCGACATCGTTCACACTTGAAAAAGAATTCGCCGATGTAAGTGCGTTCCATCAGTTCACTGGAATGCGCGTTGGCGGCATGAACATTAGTTACGAAACACAATCAATCCTAACTGGTTCATTCGCCTTTGTTGGTAAGTCTCAGGTTGCAACTTCAGTCACCGTTGCATCGGCGGTAACCGATTCATCAAGTAACCCTGTTATGAACGCCTCCGGTAACGTTGGTCGTATTTGGGAAGGCGGTCAAGCGGTATCGAGCGTATTCTTTAAATCTATCAGCATTGACTTGAACAACAACACGCGACCACAAGATATTGTAGGTAGTGACGTGTTAGCGGGTGTTGCAACAGGTCGTTGTGAAATTACTGGATCGTTTAGTGCGTACTTTGAAACCAACGACACGTTGGACAAGTTCGTTGCAGGTACGACTACAAACTTCCGTACTCAAACCACGGACAGCGATGGTACGAGTTACATCATCACAATCCCTAACGCACGACTAACCGAAGCAACGGTTGTTGCCACAGGCTCAAATAATGACGTGATGCAAGACTTCAGTTGGGCAGCGTTTGTTGATGACGGTGGTTTATACGCCATGCAAATCGACATACTAGATTAATTTAAACAACACAATCCATAGAGGGTAAAGACAATGGACTTAGGAAATTATTATATAGATGCAGAACGTTCCATCACTGGTACGTGGGTAGAAGTTGACGCCGACGGTACTGCTTTGTTGATTGGTCGCGCTGCCGGTATTTCGTACATGACACACTTCCGCAGTCTCATGACCGACGATTATATCGCTCGCGAACGCAAAGGCGAGGATATGCAGGCTGAACAGGAGTCCATTCTCACGCAATCGCTCGCCGACTGCGTCCTGTTAGGTTGGAAAGGTTTGACCATTGATGGCGAAGATGTTAAGTACAGTAAAGAAAAAGCGTTCGAAATACTTTCCGATCCTAACTACACCTCGTTCAGGGACCTCGTTGCCGCCCACGGTGTGAACAATGAGAACTTTAAACGCAAAGTTGAAGAAGATGGATTGGATAACGTAAAAAAGTCTTAGGTTGGCAATTAGAGTGGGGGCAGAATGAACAGTTCTTACGTAGTGTTAAACAAAGCAGTGGGGGTAAACCTTCGGCGCTTGATGACAAACCTGAATTGTTTCAAGATATGGTGTTTTATTTTTCGGGCTTTATCACGTTATCTAGATCCCGCGAATACACCAACGGTTCGCCACAAGCTATCCCTATGACAAGCGTACTGTCTTACATAACCACGTTTAACATAAAGGACCCTGACTACTTCATAGAAGTTGTGCAAGGACTTGATTCAGTTTTCGCGACGCATAAGGCGAACCAGAAATGAGTGAAATCACGATACTCGGTATAAAGGTTGACGCCAAACAGGCCCTGTCCGCAACAAGGCAGGTCGGTAGGGCGTTCAAAGGTCTTGGTAAACAGGTGTTTTCCTTGCGTGGCGCAATCGCTGGTGCCGGTATAGGATTACTTCTCAAAGGTATTTCATCCTCCGGTAAAGAGTTCGAGCAATCAATCGCCAACTTGGGTGCGATCACTGGTGCGACAGGAAAAGACCTTGAGTTCTTAGCCGACAAAGCAAAAGAGTTCGGCAAGACAACAACGTTATCCGCAACACAGGCAGCGACGGCGTTGAAACTTATCGCCTCAGCGAAACCTGACTTACTTGAATCTGGCGAGGCCCTTTCGTTTGTAACAGAACAAGCAATCGCACTCGCAGAAGCAACAGGACAAGACTTGGCCACTTCTGCCGATACGTTGGGAACATCATTAAACCAGTTCAGCGCGGGCGCTGAGGAAGCAGGTCGGTTCATTAACGTTCTAGCAGCGGGCGCAAAGTTTGGTTCGTCGGCAGTACGTGAAACAGCCGAAGCATTGAAGTTCGCGGGTACGGTTGCCTCCGCTGCGGGAATATCGTTCGAGAAAACAAATGCCGCGATCCAACTGCTTGCTAAGATTGGTATCAAGGGTGGTGAAGCAGGTTCTGCACTTCGTAACGTATTCTTAAAACTTGCGGCAACGGGTCGGGATGACCTTAATCCTGAAATCGTCGGTCTATCGCAGGCGTTAACAAATCTAAAAGCCGAAGGTTACACCACAGCGGAAATGACCAAGTTATTTGGTCTGCGATCAGTGGTTGCGGCAAACCAACTCGTTGCTCAAATCGATGAACTACAAAATTTAACATTGAAACTAACCGATACGGGAACGGCGTACGAACAACAAATTAAGAACACCGATACACTAGACGGTTCGATCAAAGCACTCGGTTCTGCGTTCGAGAGTTTGCAGATAACACTTGCTGCGGGTGTGAACCCTGCCTTACGCGATTTAACCGATGCCGGTACAAGCAACCTTCGTGCGATCGATAACATGTTTAACCGTATGGCAGAGGGTGGTGATGCCTTGTCGTCCATCCTTGTGCCTATAATGAACGGGGTAACATTCGGTTTTGGTGCGATGGGTCTTGCCATAGGGGCCGTGGCGGCTAAAACGGAAGCGTTCTTTGAAGTATTCGCTGGTCCGATGATGGCGTTATTCCGTTCCAATGCGAAACTTCTTAGCGGAGATTTAAGTGGTGCGTTAGACGAACTTACCAACGCACCAGATCGGATAGGTTCGGCATGGAATAGGATAGGTACGATTAACAAGTTGGCGCGTGACGATATTGCCGCGCTGCATAACGATATCTACATATTAGGTCCAGCAGCAATAAAAACAGCAATGGAAGTTAAGAAGGCACTCGCTTCGGCGTTCATCATTGAAGGCGGGGCGAAAGAAGTACCTAAGGCCATTGACCGATTTAAGATCCGCATCGAACAACTTAACAAGGTTAGGGAAGAATCCATTGCCTCGGGTAAACTCGCCACAACGGTTAACTCAGAGTATTCTAGGTCAGTTGCCGCCGCGATGGGAAATCTTGCCTCGTACACAAAACAAGAAAAAGAAGCGGCAATAGCGAAAACCAATTCGGCAGAGGCTACCGGGTCGTTAACCGATGCCAACAAGGAAGCGGCAAAAGAACTTGAAGGGATGATCTTTAGTATCCGTGCCGAGACAGGGCAACTAGGTCTCAAAGGTGCGAAACTACTAGAGCAGCGATTACGGTATGGTGATTTATCAGAGGCCGTCGCAAATTACAAAGGCGATACTGAGGCGCTGATCCTTGCCATCATAAAAGAACAAGAGGCACATGACAGAACCACTCAGTCCCTCAAGGATTCTACGAAAGCCAAGAACGATGCCGCGGCGGCGACAAAGGAACTAGAGCAGTTGATCATGCGGTACGGTACGACGCAAGAGAAACAAAACTTGTTAGAGATTAACCTAGAGAAGACCAGGTTACGATTAGTGGATGCCGGTATGGATGCCGTGACGGTTGATCGACTATTGAATGAAGAGCGGACGAGGGGCATGTTGTCCCTTCAAAACCTGAACCTTGAAGAACAGAAACATATCGCCACACTGCAAGCGCAGGCTAACATGATAGATGCGCAGATATCTGCCGACGAAGCGAACGGTTTGTTATCCGCGCGCGATGCCGCCTATGCCCACAACAAGGCGTTGGATAAACTTATCGAGGCGGAAGAGAAATATATCGCGGTGCTTCGTGAAAAGGGTGTGCTTGATAGTGACCCGCGCATCATGCAACACAAAGCGAGCATCGTTAAACTAGGTGCTCAGTATAAGACACTGGGCAAAGAAGTTTCGGATACACTGGAAGGTCCATTCACTGATTTCTTCGATGACATCATGGATGGTACGAAGTCAGTGGAAGAAGCATTCCGTGATATGGCGATGGCAATACTTAACGAGTTCACGAACTTGATAGCCAAAGACCTCGGCAGACAACTCGCGCAATCAATCGGTGGTGGTTTCAGTGGTGGTGGTAGCGGTGGTGGTGGTTCTTCCAGCGGTGGTCTACTCGGTGATATATTCGGTGGCATCGGTGGTTTGTTCGGTGGGTCTTCCGGTGCGACATCGCGCAGTGTTAGCCTGGATGAGTTCTTCTCACCGGGATTTAACGCCTTCGCAGGTGGCACAGACTTCGCGGCAGGAGGTTTGTCACTTGTCGGTGAAAAAGGTCCGGAGTTAGTTAACTTACCTCGTGGATCTAAAGTCACCCCGAATGATAAAATGGGCGGAGTAACGATAAACCAAACGAATAACATCACAGTGTCTGGTGGTGGTCAACAAGGTCGTGAAACAGGCGCGCAGATCGCAGCGCAGATCGGCATGAGTACGAACCGCGTTTTGAAGAGGAATACATAGATGGCTTTTATAGATGATCGTATTGATGTAAACATATCTTACGGCGCGCAAGGCGGTCCTCGCTATAGAACCGAGGTGGCCGCGTTGTCCAGTGGACATGAAACACGCGACAGCAAATGGTCGTATCCGCTGTTCTCGTACAACTTGGCGTATGGCGTTAGATCGTTAGAAGAAATGTATTCCTTGCAGACCGCATTCCACGCAGCGAAGGGTCGTGCCAATGGTTTTCGTATGAAGGATTGGGCGGATTATAAATCTTGTGCGCCACAAGACACACTCGCCTTGACTGATAGTACACTAGGCACAGGGGATGGGATCGTACTGACATATCAATTACTGAAACATTATGTTTTCGGTGCGATAACGCAGAACCGTCTTATCTATACCCCGATAGTAAACACGTTGGTCGTCGGTATAGACGGTACCTTAGAACCTGATTCGTTCTGGTCGGTTGGATCTACCACTGGCGTCGTTACGTTTGTAGATGACACGGAGACATTTACCGATGCTACATCCGCGGCGGCATGTGAAATAACAACGACAACATCACACAACCTAACAACAGGCGACAGGGTTTACTTGTCCACGTTCACAAACGATTGGGCGGCGTTAAATGGTTTTCGTTATACTGTAACGGTTACTGGCGCAAGTACCTTCACCATCGCTGTGAATACCTCAGGGTACACTGCTTACAGCAGCGATGTCGGTCAGTACAATACCATACCGCAAAGTGCAGAAGTTGTTTCAGCGGGTTTTGAGTTCGATGTTCCCGTCAGATTTGAAGATGATCAGTGGACATGGTCATACGATAACTTTGAAATATTATCCGCCGACATTCAAGTTAGGGAACTACGACTATGAAGTCGATTCCTGTCGCTCTGCAGACGCATTTTGATTCTCGCAGCACCACGTTGGCGACGATGTGGATAGTAGCCTCGTCGCGAGGGATCACCCGATACTTCACCGACCACGATATTGACATCGTATATGACAGCAACACATACGCTTCTATTTCTGGATATGCCCCGACTAACATAAAGTCAACATCCACCGCGGCGGTTGATAACCTCGACATGCACGGCCTATTGGATTCGTTAGGTATTACGCGTGAAGATTTGCTGGCGGGTATCTATGATAATGCGGCGTGTCGTGTATTTTCTATTAACTACGAAAGTCCTTCCGACGGTGAAATAAAACACAAGTCTGGATACCTCGGCGAAGTACGAACCGCAGATGACTTCACCGCAGAGTTCCGGTCAATCGCGCAAGCGCTTCAACAGACAGTGGGAAGTTTATACTCGCACGATTGCCGTTACGATTTTGGCGATGCTAACTGCGCGCTGACCCTACAAGGGTCTACGAGTGCGGGCGCTCACAGATGGTGGCGCGTATATGAACCAAACAGCATTACCCTCGTAAAGATCGGCGAGGTGTCGATGGCTTTATCCTCGGCGGCGGTTGATCAATGTACGGGCGGAACTATCTTCGCCAGTGGATCAACGGGAGCAGGTCCTAAAAGCGAAGCGTTTGATGATGTTTATACTACGTGGTGGGGAGCGGCAGGTGGTGGAGGTGGTTCGCCGCACTTCATCGGTTATGTTTTCGCGAGCGCACAAGAAATTTTAGAGGTGCGGTTGCGGGTGGGCGACGGAAGTCCGGGTGTTATGCCTGAAGACTTTTCGATTCAATATTCTGACGATGGGATCACATACTATACCTCTGCGAGTTTCACAGGAGTCGTGTACACGGGCGCGTTCGAACAAAGAGTTTTCGTTGCGAGTCCACCTACTATCCCTAGTTACATCGACGCGGCGGCGGTAACGTCAACGACCAGTGCCTTCGCCTTCGTTGCTAGTACTCTAACCGCAGGTGATGATTATTATAAATACGGAACTGTGTCTTGGTTGACGGGGAACAATAGCAGCCTCGTCATGGAAGTAAAAAGTTATGCGAGCGGCGGCGCGATAACGTTGTTCCAACCAATGCCGTATGAGATACAAGACACGGATACTTTCAATATCTCCGCAGGGTGCAACAAGTCGTGGATTAAGTGTGGCGAATATGAAAACCGATTAAACTTCGGTGGTGAACCTCATGTTCCGGGAAGTAACGCAGCGACGAGGTTTGGTGGTCAATGATAAAAGGTGAAGACATAGTTTCAGAAGCTCGTAAATGGCTCGACGTACCTTATAGACATCAAGGTCGTTCGGTCGCGGGAACTGATTGCGTGGGTCTTATCATAAAAGTAATGCAAGGACTCGCCGCTTCTGGTTTTCCAATAGTCGGAGAGAATAATACTTCGGTCTCTGATTATGACTATGGCGCTTACGCAAGAATCCCGAACGGTGTTTCCTTGATGAAAGAAGTTTCCAGAATGTTAACTCGCGTTCCGACCCGCGAAATGCGCATGGGGGATATTTTATTGATGCGGTTTAGAAAAGATCCTCAGCACTTGGCAATTCGCAGTGACCTCGGGATCATACACTCACACATGGACGCTGGAAAAGTTGTTGAAGTTAATTTAAACTCGCGGTGGACAAGCCGCATAATTTCTGTTCACCGATTCAAGGAGCTGTCAAGTGGCTAGTTCGATATTAGGTGCGATTGGTGGTGCGATATTTGGTCCTATCGGTGGTCTAGTTGGGCGCGTTGTTGGCAGTCTTCTTTTCCCGCCGAGTAGCCAAGACAGTACAAGCTATGGTCCTCGTCTTAACGATTTAAAAGTACAGACCTCTGGTTATGGAGAAGCGATCCCGCTCGTCTACGGTGTGATGCAAGTGGCTGGAAATGTTATATGGTTAAAGAATAATAAGCTTGATGAAACGCGCCACGAAACGGAGAGCAGTGGTGGTAAAGGTGGTGGTGGTTCAACTCAAACAACAGTAACTTATACTTACGCCGCGACATTCAGCGTGATGCTTTGCGAAGGAACGATCGTCGGCGTTCGTAAGATATGGGCGGATAGTGTGTTGCTGTACGATACGTCGGATACTGCGGCGGGCGTATCGCTTCACGCAAGCAACGACATGGCTAATTCTATAGAAATATATCCTGGCAACGCTACACAAAAACCAGACCCGACTATGGTTTCTATATTGGGATTAGGTAATGTCCCCGCATACAGGCATCGCGCATACATAGTATTCGATAATCTACAACTAGAAAAGTTTGGAAACAGAATACCAAACATCCGCGTTGAGGTTGTTCAGTTAGGCGAACCCATAGACGGGAAAAAACTTACCGACGTTGGTGATCATGTAACTGATTACGATGGTTACGCCTTTACCGTGGTTGATAACGGAGTTTTTCGTTTGTGGGATCGCACCAGAACGGCTTACGCCAGAACAAGTTCGGTCGCCTCTGTGGGTTTAGCGACAACAGGATCAATCTATCTATTTGACGCTGACGGAAATTTACTAGAAGAAGAACAAGCCCATGACAACATGCACCAAGGACTTGATTCGTACCCTTACGATCGAGCGTTTCCGTGGGTCAGTATTGGTCGATTAGGTACGCCGAGTGTCCCGACCTTTGTCTACATTGATCTTCACTCAGGATACATTCCATACCCTGCGGGACCATTCCGAATACAACTAACTGGATACCTACAGGTTGATGATGATTATGAGAGCATTCACGACCTTGCCGCGGACCTTCCACAAGACAGAGAAGTTATTAGTGTTGTCATAAGCGCAGATAACCAACGAATGATGGTTATAATGACGGAGGTGGGGGAATCGGCTACAGGATCAAACGTCACAGGTGTTTGGTACATGTTCGATTCAGACGGGGACCAGGTTGACGAGGGTACTTGTGAGTTCGCGGACGAAATATCGCCCGGCGCAGGGGTTTCAAGTTTGGGGATGGGGAATATCGGACAGACCAGTATCTTTGGTTGTATTCACATGGAGGGTGACTACAAACATATCTGGTCGGTGTACGCACCAGGCAGTACTGAGAATACGGTTATAGTTTGGGAGATAGATGAACATAATGTATTCAAACCGAAACAATATTTCAACACGCGACTAGACACTGCGTACGGCTTCACGCGTCCAACGATGTTTGCCGATAACGGATACATGATTGTGGCGGGACAGAATGTGGATGAAAACGGCGGGCATATCTCAACCTTTGTACGAACCAAAGTTTATGCCAGTACGGGGATCGCTCTCAGTTCTTTGGTCAGTGATATATTCACCCGCTCGGGTTTAGATGCGAGCGAATACGACACAACAGATTTGACCGACATAGTTGACGGGTATGTTGTTGCTCGCCCGATTTCTGGTCGCGCTGCACTCGAACCTTTAATGCCCGCGTTCTTCTTCGACGTAGTTGAATCGGATGATAAATTAAAATGCGTTAGCCGTGGCGTATCCGTTGCGGCATCGGTTACAGAAGCCGAACTCGGTGTTGCGGGAGAAGATTCGCTCATACCTTATATTGAGGTGACGCGAGCACAAGAACAGGAACTTCCGTTAGAAGTTAATATACAATATATCAGCCCATCTTTGGATTACCAGAACGGCAATCAGCGATCACGCAGACAGGTAGTTGAGAGCGTATTCGTTCATAATCTGCCCGTTCCAATTTCAATGTCTGCGAGTAAAGCAAAACAGACGGCAGAAATACTGCACAGCAACGCTTGGACGGAAAGAGAATCATACAAGTTTAACCTACCCGCTGAATACGCATATCTTGAACCGACCGATGTTGTTGACGTTACTGCGAACGGTTTTAGTTATAACGTGCGGATAACTTCTGCCGACAGTTCTCCCGGAAGTTTCATATCTTTCGAGGGCGTATCCAACGCAACATCAGATTATGTTAGCAACGCCTCTAGTATTGACGGCGAGTTCGGTGGGCGATCAATTAGTGTTATCGGTCCTACTCGTATGGAGTTACTTGATATACCTTTATTAAGTCGCCTCAGCGACACCGTGGGTCATTATATTGCCATGCGCGGGTATTTCAGTTCGTGGACAGGAGCAGCCATACAACGATCAAACGATAACGGCGACAGTTACGATGCAATAGTCACATGGACAGCCGAAGCAACGATGGGAAGCGCGACGAACGCACTTGGCGATATCCCGAACGCTTTCCTGCTCGACACGCTCAACTCCCTGAACGTGAACTTGGCGGGTGACGGTGCGCTGTCAAGCGACACGGATATTAATGTATTCAACGGAAGCAATGTCGGCATCTTGTGGGCGGGAGTTGCGTGGGAAGTTATTCAATGGACGACGGCAACGCTTGAAGGAAACGGAACGTATACACTGACCAACCTACTTCGAGGTCGTCTAGGAACGGAAGGCGAAACTTACGGACACGCCGTAGGTGATCGTTTCATAGTGCTAACGAATGAAACTATTGCAACGGTCGGGAGTTTGGTTAATGCCAACCTGCGATACAGAGCGACATCACTCGGTAATTTCTCGGAAGACGCGGCGATTGTTGATTTTGTTAATACAGGTGTCCGTTCCATGCCTTACGCGCCGTACCATTTAAAAACAGTCAGAGACGCGGCGGGAGATATTACTTGGACATGGTTGCGTAGATCGAGAAAACAGCCGCCACAACCTTTCTGGTCGACGGTACTTAACGAAGAAACGGAGTCGTATTCGATTGATGTATATGATGGAACGGATGTTGTTCGCACTATAACGACAGCAAGCACTACGGCTTATTATACCGCATCCGCACAGACTGTAGATTTCGCAAGCGTACAAGGTTCAGTGACCATAGGTATATTTCAAATTTCAGCAGATGTTGGACGAGGCATTGAACTAGAGGTGACAACATGAGTGTGACAGATATATTAGGGATACAAGAATTAACCGTCAGTAACTTACAACCTGATATCGAACATAACCATGCGCTGCATGAACTGGATGAACGTATTCGGGCAATATCGCTTAACACCACTGCCGAACCTGCGAGTCCTGACGAGGGCGATGTCTACATACTCGCCTCCATTCACACGGGGACGGACTGGGCAGGGTTCGCGGAAAACGATCTAGCGCATTTCTGGAACGGAAGGTGGGAAAATCACTCGCCGACAGAAGGCGAAAGAATGTGGGTGAATGATAAAGACGATGTTTATGTTTTCAATGGGACAACATGGGATACGGTCGGAGTAACTACAGCGCCTATTCGCGTGAAGGAAGGAAATGACTATGCGGGATCAGTTAACCCTTCTGCGATGAAAGTGTTTCCGTGGACAGTTGCACCAGTTCTTCTCGGTCCGCCCGTCACCAAGTCAACGCAAGGATTCTCGTCGTGTAGATACAGTCCTAACGGGGAATATATCGCGATGGTGAGAACATCGAATCCGCGACTGTATGTATATCAGCGGGCGGGATTAAATTTCAGGTTACTTCCCTTTCCCGCAACAGGACCGACAGGCACAGGACAGGCAGTGTGTTGGTCGCCTGACAGTCAGTTTGTTGCCGTGGCTCATAGCGTAACGCCATTCATTACGATATACCAACGTGACGGAAACACGCTTACGAAACTCACTAACCCTGCATCACTACCACCGAACACGCCGTACGAAATTGATTGGAGTCCTAACGGTCAGTTCCTTTGCATTACACATCTTAGTGGTGCGCACGTTACGATCTATGAAGTAGAAGGCACGACCTTCACTAAGCTGCCGAACTTAGTTGGATTATATAACGCTACCATGACGGCATGCGCGTTCTCGCCCGACGGTGAAATGTTAGCTATCGGTGGTGGTGCGGGTAATCGGTTATTTATTTTTAGAATACGAGGAAACACGTTCACATGGATCGGCGCAACGCCAATATCAAACCTTGTGAACTATCTTCGATGGTCGCCGGATAGTCATTTTCTCGCGGTGGGAACAAATTCGGGTTCTTGGTATCATATCTTCGTTCGAGACGGAGAATCATTCACGGAGAGTACAACGATGGACACTGCTCCAACAGGGCAGGTTCTCGCTATTTCGTGGCATCCAAACGGGAATATAATGGCGTTCGGTCATTCTAATTCTCCATATCTTTCTATTTATAAAGTCACTGGAACAAGTTTCGTAAAGATAGATAACCCGACCTTGTTGAACACTACCGCATCAACACTTGACTTTGATCCGACAGGGGAACTGCTTTCTTGTGCTGGTTATTTCACAGACTTTTTTAAATCGTATCAAACACCAACCGACATGAGCGCGACGAGTACGGTCGGCGTTATAAACACAACAAGAGGCGTAGAATAACATGGTTCCCCCAGCCCTAGGTTTACCAGAACTGACAACGAACCCAGATAGTCCAGAGGTGGTGCATAATCAAGCACTCGCTGAAATCGAAGCGAAGACAGTTCGCGTTCTTTCTGGAACGACTGACGCTGAACCCGGTAGTCCCGCTGCTGGCGATACTTATATAATCACAGGAAGCGCGACGGGAACTGATTGGGCGACCTATGCAGAAAACGATATTGCTCACTATTATAATTCCGCGTGGACTAACTACACTCCAGTCGAAGGATGGGTAGTGTGGGTAAACGATGTCGATGAACTACATGGGTTTGATGGTACATCGTGGGGATCTACAGCCGGAGCGGGAGCAGGGGGCGTAACTATATTTTCAATCGTTAATCATGGCGACTATAGTGGCTCATTAAATTCTCGCGTGACTCCTTGTTTCCCGTGGGGGTCGCCCGTTATGATGTCGGCGGTTGCGTCTGCGCCGACAGGAAACGCGGCTCATGTTTCATGGTCACCAAATAGTGAGTTCCTTGCCGTTGCTCATGCGTCAACGCCATTTATAACCCTGTACCATAAAAACGGAACGACGCTGACGAGGATAGACGATCCGTCAACGCTTCCCGCAGGGGCAGCAACGGGAACGGCGTGGAGTCCTGATAGTTTATTTCTTTCGGTCGCTCATGCGTCAACGCCTTACGTTTCTAATTATCAGCGCGAAGGAACTACGTTCACTTATGTTTCTGCTCCCGCTTCAGTACCGGCGGGGAATGCTAATGCCGTAGCCTTTAGTCCTAATGGTCAGTATCTTACTGTGGTTCATGCGTCAACGCCTTACCACAGCACTTATGAAAGAGAAGGTTCGGTCTTCACTTATGTTTCCGCACCCGCGGCACTTCCCGCCGGAATAGGAAATGGAGTAGCGTGGAGCGCATCGGGTGAATTTATGGCGGTCGCTCATACGACATCACCCTACGTGAAAATATATTCTATCTACGACGACGAGTTAGTTGCCGTTTCAGCTTTGGTATCAGCACCGACTGGTGTGGGTAATGGAATAGCGTTCTCGCCTGACGATAGGTTCTTAGTCGTGGCGCACGATACTACTCCGTTCATCACTATATACGATAGAACGATTGACTCGTTTGCCAAACTAGCAGATCCAGCGACGCTTCCACTTGGGAATGCGGGAGATGTTTCGTGGTCACCTGATGGGGATTACATGGTTGTCGCTCATGCGTCATCACCTTT